AGGCCGATATTGAGGTCATGCTAGCCAACTTAGACGCGTTTAGCACTGAGGAAGTGGCTGAAATTGACCGTATGGTGGACGAACTCCACACGAGAAGCACTAATAAAGCCGCGTATGATGACCTCATAGAGTTTTGCAAGCTAATGATGCCTGATTTTATAGTGGGTAAACACCACCGCATCCTTGCAAACATGCTAATGGGTATCGAACGGGGCGATAAAGACCGTGTTTGCGTGAATATACCTCCTAGACATGGTAAATCACAGCTTGTTTCTATCTTTTACCCTGCGTGGTTCTTGGGTAGAAACCCGGGCAAGAAGGTTATGATGGTGTCACACACCACAGACCTAGCGGTAGATTTTGGGCGTAAAGTACGTAACCTGATCGCTACAGATCAGTACCGTTCGATATTCCCTACAGTTCAATTAGCACAGGATAGTAAGTCAGCAGGAAGGTGGAATACAAATGTCGGGGGAGAATATTATGCGTGTGGTATTGGTTCTGCTCTGGCTGGCCGTGGCGCTGACCTACTGTTGGTGGACGATCCACATTCTGAGCAAGATGTAATTAACGGGAACTTTGGTGTATTCGAGAAAGCCTATGAGTGGTTTACATTCGGTGCTCGTACACGTTTGATGCCCGGAGGTCGTGTAGCAATCATACAAACGCGTTGGCACATGGATGACCTGACAGGTCGTGTTGTGCGTGACATGACACAGAACGAACGCTCCGATCAGTACGAAGTGGTGGAGTTTCCTGCCATATTAGACGTACGCAACAAGAAAACTAAGAAAGAAGTGCAGAAACCTCTGTGGCCTGAGTTCTTTGATCTTGAAGCCCTCCTCAGAACCAAAGCGTCAATGCCTACGTTCCAGTGGAATGCACAGTATCAACAGCAACCAACCGCAGAAGAAGCAGCTATTGTTAAGCGAGAGTGGTGGCAGGAGTGGACACACGAGACGCCGCCGCCCTGTGAATATATTATCATGTCGCTTGATGCCGCAGCCGAGAAGCACAACCGTGCAGACTATACAGCGCTTACCACATGGGGTGTTTTCTTGAACGAGGAAACCAATGCTTACAATATTATATTGTTAAATAGCATAAAACAGCGTATTGAGTTCCCAGAGCTTAAACAACTCGCAATGGAAGAGTACCAAGATTGGGAACCAGACTCGTTTATTGTGGAGAAGAAAAGTTCTGGGGTGGCCTTGTATCAAGAGATGCGGCGTATGGGCTTACCTATATCGGAGTATACCCCTCACAGGGGGTCTGGAGATAAAACGGCACGTCTCAACTCCGTAGCGGACATAATTGCGTCCGAACTTGTATGGGTGCCGCAGACTAGGTGGGCAGAAGAAGTTGTCGAAGAGATTGCAGGATTTCCATTTATGAGTAATGATGACCTTGTAGACTCGACAGTTATGGCCCTAATGCGGTTTAGACAGGGAGGATTCATACGCCTACCAACCGATGAACCAGACGAAGAACGGTTCTTCAAACAGCGCCGAGGCGGATATTATTAGGGGATTTAGCTATGGCTATTGAAAAAGGATTATACGCAACCCCAGAGGGTCTTGAGGGCGATCTGGAAGGTGTGGAAGAGATGGATGTATCTGAGTTGGAGATCGAAATAGTCGATCCTGAGTCAGTTACTTTAGCAGACGGCGGCATGGAAATCACCATAATCCCCGGTGATGAGCTGGATTTTACCGAATTTGGCATGAATTTAGCTGAAGTTCTGGATGAGTCGCATTTGAATGAACTCTCCAGTGATCTTGTAGGTCAAGTAGGGGCGGATATAGAAGGTCGTAAGGACTGGGCAGACACATTTGTCAAAGGATTAGACGTTATAGGCTTCAAATACGAGGAACGTATGGACCCTTGGGAGGGCGCGTGTGGTGTAAACTCTACAGTTCTTGCAGAAGCAGCGATCAGATTCCAAGCAGAGGCTATGTCAGAGACATTTCCTGCATCAGGACCAGTAAAAACAAAGATTCTTGGTGAAGAAACCAAGGAAAAAGAAGAAGCCGCAGGCCGTGTAAAGGCCGACATGAACTACGAACTCACCGAAAACATGGTTGAGTACCGCCCAGAGCACGAACGGATGCTCTACAGCCTTGGATTAGCGGGTTCAGCCTTTAAAAAGGTGTATTTTGACCCTAATTTAGGCCGTCAGGCTGCTATTTATATCTCTGCAGAAGACGTGATTGTGCCTTACGGTGCGTCGAATATTGAGTCTGCAGAGCGTGTAACGCACGTAATGCGTAAGACTAAGAACGAATTGAAGAAGCTACAAGCTGCAGGGTTCTATAGAGATATAGACCTTGGAGAGCCAGAACCTTACCACACGGACATCGAAGAGAAGAAAGCCGAAGACGGCGGGTATTCGCTTACTAATGATGACCGATATGCCATTTATGAGATACACGCTGACCTGTTGATTGATGGGATTGATGATGACGATGGGATCGCTCGTCCGTACGTCGTCACTATAGAGCGTGGCAGTGGCGAAGTGCTGGCGATCCGTAGAAACTACGAGGAGGGTGACCCACTCACGCTCAAACGACAGCACTTCGTCCACTATGTATATGTGCCGGGATTCGGGTTTTATGGCCTTGGATTGATCCACATTATCGGTGGATACGCCCGTGCTGGAACTTCCTTGATACGTCAGCTTGTTGATGCTGGTACACTCTCCAACCTCCCGGGAGGGCTAAAGTCCCGTGGACTACGTATCAAGGGGGACGACTCACCAATCAATCCGGGCGAGTTTAAGGACGTAGACGTGCCGTCAGGGTCTATCCGTGACAACATCATGCCGCTACCTTACAAAGAGCCTTCACAGACGCTCCTAGCGCTTCTGAACCAGATTACGACTGAAGGTCGCAGATTGGGTGCGATTAGTGATATGGACATCTCGGACATGTCGGCTAACGCTCCTGTGGGCACTACACTAGCACTCTTGGAACGCACACTTAAACCTATGGCTGCGGTGCAAGCACGCGTACACTACGCGATGAAGCAGGAGTTTAAGCTACTCAAGGCTATCATGTCAGAGTATGCCCCCACAGAGTACGCGTACGTCCCGTACAGAGGCGAAGTGACCGCCAAGCGGGCAGACTACCTTATGGTCGATGTGATCCCTGTGAGCGACCCTAACAACTCTACGATGGCTCAACGGGTTGTGCAGTACCAAACAGTGCTCCAGATGGCCGCACAGGCTCCACAGATATATGACTTACCACAACTACACAGACAGATGATAGAAGTGTTAGGTGTGAAGAACGCAGACAAGCTCGTACCTACAAAGGACGATGCGAAGCCTACAGACCCTATCAGCGAGAACATGGACGCGTTGGTCGGCAAGCCGATGAGGGCGTTTATCTACCAAGACCACGAAGCTCACATCGCTACGCATACATCGTTTATGCAAGACCCGATGATGGCGCAAATGATCGGGCAAAACCCGCAGGCAAAACAGATTATGGCGTCTCTACAGGCGCATATTGCCGAACACCTTGGCTTCGCCTATCGCCAGAAGATAGAAGAGAAGCTAGGCGCACCACTACCCGCTCCGAACGAGGAGCTGCCAGAGGATATGGAAGTACAACTGTCACGTCTAGTAGCAGACGCAGGCAAGCAACTTACGCAGGCAAACCAGCAGCAAGCCGCGCAGCAAAAAGCTCAACAGCAGCAACAAGACCCTATTATTCAGATGAAACAGGCAGAACTGCAGATCAAGCAGTCAGAAGAGCAGCGTAAAGCCCAGAAAGACCAAGCCGACTCACAAGTTAAACAAGCTGAATTGAAGCAGAAACAGCAGAAAATGATGATTGATGCTAAGATAGCTTCGGAGCAGATCAACGTGGAGAAGGCAGAGTTAGCTATAGATGCCAAACGTCAAGGCGTCAAAGATGCTACAGCGAAACGTATAGAGGACAACAAGGTTGACCTTGAGCTTGCTCGCATGGCGCAGAACGCAAACAAAAACCCTAAAAAGGAGTCATAACATACAATGGCAAAAACCGTCTTTGACGTGCTGAAAGATAAAATCGACGGGGATATCTCGTCTGCACAGAGTTTCTTAACCGCGGGGTCACCTAAAGACTATGCGGAATTTAGAGAGGTTGTTGGCTTAATTCGAGGTCTCGGAGCCAGCAAGTCTTACATTGAAGACCTTGCGAAAAACTATATGGATGACGATAATGACTGAAGAACCAGTTAAAATCAGCGACGCTGAATTGGAGTTACAACTCCCAAAACCCGTAGGCTACCGCGTACTCGTAGCGCTACCACAACCAGAAGAAACCATATCAGGTACTTCTATCATCAAGACAGACACTGCTAAAACTCAAGATCACATTATGTCTATTATTGGACTTGTTGTGGACATGGGGTCAGCCGCATACGGAGACAAAGAGCGTTTCCCTGACGGACCGTGGTGTAAAGAAGGTGACTTTGTGATGTTCCGAATGAACTCGGGCACAAGGTTCACTATTGGTGGTATAGAATACCGGTTGATGAATGACGACTCTATTGAGGCAGTCGTTACTGACCCAACCGGAATACAGAGGGCATAAATATGGCATTTCAAAAAGTAGAATTTGAGTTTCCTGAAGATGAAACCGACAACGCAATGGCTATTGAGGAGACGAGTGCAGTTGAAATCGACATTACTGGCAAGAAAACTGCAGAAGACTTTGCAGCAGATGGAGCCGATGCTCCTGAAGTTGAAAGTGAAGCGGATACTGATGATAACGACGTTGAGATTGAAGTGGTCGATGACACGCCGAAAGCTGATCGTAACCGCAAAGCGTCTGATCCGCCAGCCGATGTTACAGATGACGAGCTGGAGGACTATTCTGATAAAGTCCGTAAGCGAATCCAACATTTTAGCAAGGGTTACCATGACGAGCGTAGAGCTAAAGAAGAAGCTGTACGGCAAAGTCAGGAGCTTGAACGTGTCACTCAACAGCTTATGGAAGAAAACAAAAAGCTAAAGGGTAATGTAAACAAGAACCAAACGGCGTTACTCGAGCAGGCTAAGAAGAATGCTTCCATTGAAACAGAGGCAGCTAAACGAAGCTATAAGGAAGCGTATGAATCAGGTGATTCCGATGCTGTCTTAGAAGCGCAAGAAAAGCTAACAAATGCTAAGTTAAAGTCCGAAAGACTAGCAAACTTCAAAATACCTGCTTTACAGGAAACACAAACCCCTGTACAACAGGAAGTAGAACAGACCGCCCCGGCAGTACAAGTCGATGATCGGGCCGCAGATTGGCAAAAGAACAATTCGTGGTTTGGTAGCGATGATGAGATGACAAGTTTAGCGCTGGGGTTGCATAATAAACTTGTCAAACAGGGCGTAAGCCCGCAAAGCGATGAATACTACGAGACGATTGACTCTCGTATGCGTCAGGTCTTCCCAGATAACTTTGAGGAGATCGAACCGAAGCGAAAGAAGACCCAAGTGGTTGCTCCCGCAACGCGGAGCACAGCACCTAAGAAAGTTACGTTGACACGTACTCAGGTTCAAATCGCTAAACGGTTGGGGCTAACGCCCGAACAATACGCCAAACAGGTTGCAATAGATATGAGGAAACAAAATGGCTGAGAATCGGATTAACCGTGAACTAGAAACCCGCGAACGTACAGTTCGTAAAAAGGCTTGGCAGCGCCCAGAGGTGTTACCATCTCCTAATCCCGAGCCGGGATATAACTTTCACTGGGTACGCGTTAGTACGCAGGGTCAGGTTGACGCCACCAATGTTTCTTCAAAACTTCGAGAAGGTTGGGAGCCAGTAAAAGCGTCGGATCATCCAGAAATTACCATTGTTGCTATTGAGCAAGAACGCTTTAAAGACAATGTAGTTATCGGTGGTTTGATGTTGTGTAAGGCTCCAGTCGAAATGATTGAAGAACGAAACGCCTATTATAACGATCAGGCACAAGCTCAGATGTCATCTGTAGACAACAACTTTATGAGAGAAAATGATCCTCGTATGCCGTTGTTTAATGAACGGAAGACGAAGGTTACTTTCGGTAAAGGAACTTAAACTTAGGAGCTTTAGATGGCTTATCCTTCTGTTAGCGGGCCTTATGGCCTGATTCCAGTAAAATTACTAAGCGGCACTCCCTTCGTTGGGGGCGTATATCGTCAAATGAATATTGCCAGTGGTTACGCTACTAGCATTTTCTTTGGTGACGCCGTTAAAGTGGTTACTGGAGGCACCGTTGAGCGTGATACGTTCGACGCTGCAATGACACCTGTTGGTGTTTTCATGGGTTGTAAATACACTGATCCAAACTTGGGTTATGAATTATACAGTCAATCTTACCCTGCGGGCACAGTTGCAAGCGACATTCAGGCTTACGTAGCAGATGCTACTGACCTGTTGTTCAAAGCCGCTGTTGTTTCTTCGGGTACAACTATTGGTGATTTAGCACAAACTGATATCGGTGCGAACGTAGCAGGCGTAGACAACACAGGGGACTCGACTTCGGGTAACTCGCGTGGCGCTATTTCTGACACATCAGCGACAACAGCAACGTTGCCGTTCCGCATCATCGGTTTGGTTGAAGAGACCAAAAACTCAAGTGGTGGTTACACTGAAGCCTACGTTAAATGGAACGCAGGTCACCAGTATAACAACACCACTGGCGTATAAGGAGATTAAATAATGGCTATTTCACGCGCCCAGCTACTTAAAGAGCTGCTCCCCGGCCTGAACGCATTGTTCGGAATGGAATACGCAAAATATGGCGAAGAACACGCTGAAATCTTTGAAACTGAATCGTCAGATCGGTCTTTTGAAGAGGAAACTAAACTATCCGGTTTCTCAGCAGCGCCAGTTAAAGGTGAAGGTTCTGCGATTGAGTATGACAATGCTCAAGAAGCATGGACTGCACGCTACACACACGAAACAGTTGCAATGGGTTTCTCAATTACTGAGGAAGCTATCGAGGATAACTTGTATGACTCATTGTCATCTCGTTATACTAAAGCACTGGCTCGTGCGATGGCGTACACGAAGCAAGTTAAGGCTGCAGCAATCCTTAACAACGCCTTCGCCGCAGGCACCACATATGGTGACGGTAAATCCTTGTGTGCTACCGATCACCCATTAGTATCTGGTGGATCAAACTCCAACACGCCAGCAGTAGCGGCTGACCTCAACGAGACATCTCTTGAAGCAGCAGTTATTCAGATCGCAGGTTGGACAGACGAACGTGGTTTGCTTATTGCATCACAGCCACGTAAGTTGATTATCCCACCAGCACTACAGTTCGTGGCAACTCGTCTCCTAGAGACAGAAGGTCGTGTCGGTACTGCCGATAACGATTTGAACGCACTACGCAATAACGGGTCAATCCCTGAAGGCTATGCGGTCAACCACTATCTGACAGACACTAATGCGTGGTTCTTGATGACTGACGTACCAAATGGTCTGAAGCACTTCACTCGTGCGCCTATGGCGACTTCGATGGATGCTGATTTCGATACAGGCAATAGCCGCTACAAAGCCCGTGAGCGTTACAGCTTCGGTGTATCTGACCCATTAGGTATCTTTGGTTCGCCCGGAGCGTAAGCAGGTCACATAGACTAAGTTAGGGGCTACTTCGGTGGCCCCTTTCTTTTTGTTGACATATCACGTTATATGGTGGTAGATTGTTAATAATCGGGAACATCCCGTGAATCTGACAGGCCCGACTGACGACATGCAGACAGATTCACTTAACTCGCATGTGAGGATATATTCATGGCGAATACTACATTTTCAGGTCCAGTGACCTCAACCAACGGTTTCATTGGTGATATCGTTGTTCCAACATACACAGTTGCAAACGCACCTTCAGCTTCAGCGGCTGGCGCAGGTACAGTTGTGTTTGTTTCAAACGGCGCAGCAGGTGCAGCAATTTTGGCTTTCTCTGACGGAACAAACTGGAAGCGTTCTGACACTGGTGCTACAATCGCAGCATCGTAAGGAGGTGAAGCATGAGTGATCGGTTTCAACCTCCAAGCAAAGAAGAACTAGCAGCTCGAGGAATCGGTGTTGTTAAAGTTCGTGCACGAAAAGAAGACGGCACGCTTAAAGCGGATGATCCTTCTACACCTGATGTAAATGAGGCGTGGGAAGAAAAACCAGCTAAAAAACGTGGTCGTCCTTCAAAAAAGAAGGATTAGCATATGTCTTCTGATGTATTAACCAAGCGTGTAACTGGTACGGGTTCGTTGGCTGTAGGCCCAGCGCGAGTACGTCAGGTACAAGTTTTAACAAGCAGCGGTGGCGCAGGACGCCTTACACTTACTAATGGTAGTGGTGGCACAACTGTATTAGACCTAGATTTTCTGGCTTCTGATTCGCACTCTGTAAATATCCCTGATGACGGTATTCGTTGTAGTTCAGACGTGTATGTTTCTGCGGCTACAAACATCACTGCCATCACGTTTTTCTACAGTTAGGAGCGTGTTATGCGGGCATATTATAAAAAAGGTGGGGGCGTAAAATCTCCCGCTTGGACTCGCAAAGAGGGTAAAAGTGAGTCTGGTGGACTGAACGCTAAAGGCGTTGCCAGCTATCGAAAAGCTAATCCCGGCAGTAAATTAAAGACCGCGGTTACTACAAAACCCAGTAAACTTAAAAAAGGCTCTAAAGCCGCCAATCGGCGGAAGTCTTTTTGTGCCCGTATGAAGGGCATGAAGAAGCGCAATACGAGCGCAAAAACTGCAAACGACCCCGATAGTCGTATAAACAAGAGCTTACGGAAGTGGAATTGTTAGATGGCTATCAGTCGTACGCAGATGAAGAAACAAATTCAATCGTCTCCTTCTAAACTATCGCAACAGCGTAAGAAAGAGGCCGCGAAAAAACGAAAAAAGGAACTTAATGCCTTACCTAACAAGTAGTATTCCGTATTTCAAAGCATGGGTGCGGAGGGAGTATACGAAAAATTTAGAAGGTTATCACGGAGAGTTTTTACACGCTATGGTCGTTGCCGTAACTACAATGCCTAATCGGACGTTGAGCTTCCAAGTGATATTCACTGGGTGCGAGTCTGATGACACCGATGAACCTAATGTTCATGGTGGAGCTATGTGGGCACGTCTACCGCTCACGGCTCTTGTTGCTGACACTCCGCTTGAAGAATGGCCTACAGAGCTTCCCGCTTATTTAGCACAGCCTTGGGACTGTATGTCTCATACGCACAGTGTGTATAAGATAGAACGTGCATCTCCTGCGCCGTGGATAGCTAAAGTAGATGGCGAGTTCTACCCCGCCAAGTATTATTTTACTGTAGATTACACTGATAATGAAGTGGCTGACGACCCAGCACAACACAAGCAAAGCCACATACTTGAGTTATTAGACGCTGGAGAGTACACAGGTAACATAGTAGCATTACCAAATAATCGGGTTCGCGTTACGCACCCTGCGTGGTTTGAAACAGGCCAAGGTGCCCCAGACTTCAAACCAAACCAACATACTTATAACTCAAAAGAAGATGTAGATTACGTATGGGATACTGAAAGAGTGTTCAACAATCTTTACAAGGAGACAGACCAATGATGAAGAAAAAAGGTTACAAAGCAGGCGGCAAGATGCCTAAAAAGAAAATGGGCGGCGCACCTATGAACTCACCACGCCCTAGAATGCGCCCAAGCAGCGCACCTATGAGTTCGCCACGCCCTAGAATGCGCCCAAAAGGTATGGATGCTACTCCAGAAGAAATTGCAGCGTTAGAGCGTGGCAACCGTATGCAAATGATGGAAGGCCGTGAAAACGAAGAAATTCGTAAAGGCGAAGCCGCTATGAAAAAAATGAAGGGCATGAAAGCTGGTGGTATGGCTAAGAAAGGTTACAAAAAAGGTGGCAAAATTCGTGGTTACGGCTTGGCTCGTGGCGGCAAAGTTTGCAAGATGCGCTAATGCGTAGGTATTACAAATCAGGCGGTAAAATATGTTCCAAGGGTAAGTCTTGGGCTAAACGTACGTTTGATACTTATCCTAGCGCTTACGCTAATATGGCTGCATCTAAGTATTGCAAAGACCCTAATTATGCTAAAGGTAGCAAGAACAAAAAGAAGAAAAGCTGATGGGTGAACTAAAAAAATGGCGGGACCAAGACTGGGTTAGGGTTGGTACTGACGGCAAGATAAAAGGCGCGTGTGGGACTTCTAAAGATAAGAAGAACCCAGATCGTTGTTTACCGCGTAGTAAAGCTAATAGTCTGAGCAAGGGCGAACGTGCTACTACAGCTAAGAAAAAGAAGCGCGAAGGCGCTAAAGGCAAGACTGTAGTAAAAAACACAAAAGCTGCTACAGTAAAGTTAGCAGGTGGCGGGTTAGCTCGCCGTAAACGTGATATTGCTCGTGGGTGTGGGGCTGTCATGGAAGATAGACGTAAAGCTACGTTGTACACTTAGGAGATTGTTATGGCCACATCGGGCACCACAGCGTTTAATATGGACTTCACGGAGATCGCGGAAGAAGCGTGGGAACGTGCAGGACGTGAGATGCGTTCGGGGTATGATTTACGCACTGCTAGACGCTCTATGAATTTGATGACTATTGAGTGGCAGAACCGTGGCATTAACATGTGGACGATTGATTCTGGCACAGTAAACCTTGTTGATGGTACTTCTAGGTACGCGTTACCAGCCGATACCATTGATTTGCTTGAACACCAAATACGTACCAACAACGGTAATCCCTCGACACAATCTGACCTAACTATAAGCAGAATAAGTGTAAGCACGTACGCAGCTATACCTAACAAGTTAACACAAGGGCGTCCTATACAGCTTTACGTGGAACGATTAAGAGATGCGCCGCATGTAAATGTGTGGCCTGTACCAGACAATGACGACTACGTACTGTATTACTGGCGTATGCGCCGTATCGAAGACGCAGGAGCAGGAGCACAGACAGCGGACATGAACTTCCGTTTCTTTCCATGCCTTGTTGCTGGATTAGCTTATCACATTGCTATGAAAGTCCCTGAGTTAGTTGATCGTATACCAATGTTAAAAGCTGTTTACGACGAACAGTTTGAGATGGCTGCAAGTGAAGATCGAGAAAAGACAGCGGCACGTTTTGTGCCTCGAATTGCTAGGATTGGCTAATGGGTACTAGGTTCGCCTCTTCTCAAAAGGTTAACGCACTCTGCGATGTGTGTGGGTTTCAGTACAAGCTACGGGAACTTCGTAACCTGTTTGTTAAGGGACGAGATACAAATATAAAGGCATGCCGCGAGTGTTGGAGTCCTGATCAGCCGCAGTTACGGTTAGGTGAGTTTCCTGTAAACGACCCACAGGCTATACGTGATCCACGCCCTGATCAAAGTTTAGGGCCGTCAGGAGACTATAGTAGTCGTGGTATTCAATGGGGTTGGAACCCTGTTGGTGGAGGTGATGACCCATTTGGGCTTACACCTAACGATTTAGTAGGTACTGGTCAGGTAGGCCAAGTTACCATAAGTATAACATAGGAGATGAATAATGGCTAAGAAACTAAACAAAGGTTTAACAGCTTTAAAGAAAAAAAGACCTGATGTCGTTACACAAATGGGTTTTAAAAAAGGTGGTATGACCAAAAAAGGTTATGCCAAAGGTGGTAAAATCAAGGTACGCGGTACAGGCGCAGCTACCAAGGGTTTGTACGCACGGGGGCCAATGGCGTAAGTTATGAATTATACCGAGCTGAAAACTAACATTGAAGACATCTGCGAGAACTCGTTTACAGATGACCAGCTCGCTATGTTCACACAGCAGGCTGAACAGAAAATATATAACTCAGTGCAAATACCTGCGCTGCGTAAAAACGTGGCAGGTACGTTAACGGCGAGTAATAAGTATTTGTCTTCACCCGCAGATTTTTTATATAGCTACAGCCTTGCTGTGGTAGATGATAGTGGTGTGTATCATTATCTTCTTAACAAAGATGTCAACTTCATGCGAGAAGCATACCCTAATCCAACATCAGAGGGGTTACCAAAACACTATGCTTACTTTGACGACGACACAATTATCCTCGGACCTACCCCAGACAGCGCCTACACAATGGAGTTACATTATGGATATTATCCTCAATCCATCGTTGTGGCTAACAATACATGGCTTGGGGACGAGTTTGATTCTGCTCTACTTAACGGTGCGCTTATCGAAGCGATACGATTCATGAAGGGGGAACAAGACATTGTTGCAATGTACGAAAAGCTGTACTTGCAGGCAATAACGCTGTTGAAGGGACTCGGAGACGGCAAATTACGTGAAGACGCATATCGCTCGGGACAATTCCGAGTGCCAGTAAGTTAAGGAGACAGAAATGGCAATTACACAGGCAATGTGTACATCCTTCAAAGTCGCTCTATTAGACGGCGAGATGGATTTTAGCAGTAACACATCACAAACTTTTAAGATCGCTTTATATACAAGTTCAGCTACATTAGGTGCAGCTACAACAGCGTATGCAACGACGAACGAGGTATCAGGTACAGGATACACTGCAGGAGGTAATACACTTACTATCTCTGCTAATCCTGCATCATCAGGTACTACGGCGTTCTTGGACTTCGCAGATACTACGTGGACTGACGCCACAATTACAGCTCGTGGGGCGTTGATTTACAAGGTTGGCGGTACAAACCCTGCGGTTGCTGTGCTCGACTTCGGAGCAGATAAAACTTCTACAGCGGGTGACTTTCAAGTTCAGTTCCCCACAGCGGACGCTACAAACGCTATTGTACGTATCGCTACTCCGTAAGGTGGCTAGATGCCGTCTTCAGTAGAATATATAGGTTGGGGTTCAGGTGCTTGGGGCCAAACGGCTTGGGGCACTAGCCTAACTATTGTCTCTGTTGATGGTGTAGCCGCCGAAGGTGCTATTGGGTCTGTATCGGTTGATGCGGAAGCTAATGTAGTAGTCACGGGCGTAGAAGCCGATGGACACGTAAATGTTGTAGGTATTGACGCCGAGGCGGATGTACTTGTTCAGGCTGTTCGCGCAGTAGGTGAAATCGGTACAGTCACGGTTAGCGCTGCTGCAGAGATACCAGTAACCGGAGTAGAAGCAGACGGCGCTGTAGGTACAGTTGTTATAACGGGCACTGCTAACATTTCTCCAACAGGTGTAGAAGCTGACGGTGAGATTGGTACAGCCACAGTTGATGCTGAAGCTAACATTTTCCCAACAGGTGTAGAAGCCGATGGTGCTATAGGCACTGTTACCATGACTGGTACAGCTAACGTGTCACCTACGGGTGTAGAGGCTGACGGAGCGGTAGGGAATGTATTTATTGCTCTCGGAATTGTTGTATCAGTTACGGGATTGCAAGCGAACGCAAAACTTGGTAGTGTAGTCGTATCAGCTAACGCAGATATATCTGTTACAGGGCTTGCAGCTACGGGAATTATTGGCTTCGCTAACGTATGGGGCGAGGTAAATGATGACCAAACACCTAATTGGACACCTATCGCCAGTGCGCAAACTCCCGAATGGGGGGACGTATCTGAAACACAAACTCCAAACTGGCAAGACATAGCCGCATGAGGAACAGAACATGACAACGCAATATTCACCGATACTCAAACTTGCCCTGCCAGTTCAAGGCGAACTCAGTGGTACATGGGGTGACGTAGTAAACGATAATATCACATCTATGGTCGAACAGGCTATTGCAGGACGTGCGGTTATCAATACTTGGTCAACAAACTCGCATACACTGACTTCAGCGAACGGAACAACTTCTGAATCGCGTTGTGCTATGCTTGAGCTTACTGACACAAATACGGAGTTGTCTGGTGCAGGTACAGTTGTATGTCCAGCACTATCTAAAATTTACATTGTAAAGAACGCCGCGGGACAAAACATTACAGTAAAAACTGCGTCTGGTACAGGTATTCTTATTCCTGATGGGCGTACTACGTTTTTGTTCTGTGACGGCACAAATGTTGTTGAGGCGCTCACACATACCACGTCTCTACAGTTGGGTACTAGCACAACAGTCACAGCCGTTCTTGATGAAGACAATATGGCGTCAAATAGCGCTACATCTTTGGCCACACAACAGTCTATTAAAGCATATGTAGACAGCAAAGTTGGTCAGTTTGATAGTCTTGCGGAAGTATTGGCAGTAGGTAACACGACAGGCTCAAACAATATCATAGTTGATAATGGGCAGAAGATTACTACAAATACCATCGACGAGACTACAGCAGGTTCCGGTGTTACTATTGACAGCGTGCTGCTCAAGGATGATGGCGTCAACGCTACAAACTTAGAAGTAACAAACATCAAAGCGAACGATGGCACAGCGGCAGGTTCTATCGCAGATAGCACAGGTGTAGTCACAGTAGCGTCTGCAGTCCTTACAACAGCCGACATTAACGGCGGTACAGCGGACGGCGTGGTCATCGGGGGCACTACTCCTGCGGCGGCTACGGCTACTACAGTTACAGCGAACACAAGTCTTAATATTGCAGGTACAACCACAGTCACTTCGATCTTGGATGAGGACAACATGGCCTCCGATGATCCTGCGGGTCTGGCCACACAACAGTCCATCAAGGCTTATGTTGACGCGCAGGTCGGCACTGTTGATACTCTTGCGGAAGTGCTTGCTAATGGCAACACAACTGGCGGTAATGACATCGTATTTAGCGCAGGGGACAACATTACCAATGCTTCGGGCAACTTAACCATAGATGTTGCAGGAGAACTTATTATTGATGCAGATAGCTCAAGCATAGTAAGGCTGAAAGACGCTGGGACAGAAATTGGGATATTCTACGGTACATCGTCTGATTTTTACATTAAGAGCCAAGCCGTAGATAAAGATTTAATTTTTCAAGGTAATGACAACGGCTCAACCATCACAGCTCTCACCCTTGATATGTCAGCGGCAGGAGCGGCTACTTTTAATGCAGGGGTTACACTTACAGGTACATTAAATGTTGATAGTTCTAGCACTAATGGATTTTTATCCGCTGGTAGTAATATTCTTAATTTTGGAACATCTTCAAATGACACAGTAGCTTTTTATGCAAATAATACTGAACACATGAAGTTAAAACCTGATGGAGAGGTAATTCTTAACGAAACAGGTGGTGCAGAAGGTGACTTCCGTGTTGAAAGTGACAACAGTTCCCATGCGCTGTTTGTGGATGCTGGCAATAACCGTGTCGGCATTAACAAATCGGCACCAGCAAGAGTTCTTCATGTCGGCGGCGAGAGTGAGTTTGATGGCACTATTGTTATTGATAAAGCTGATGGAACAGCGGTTCAAGTAATAGGAACGTCAAACAACACGGGCTACCTTAACTGGGAAAGCAACGGTTGGACGTTTTACACCAATGGCCCTGTAGAGGCATTACGCCTTGGTTCAAGCGAAATGGTCGTCAACGAAGACAGCCGTGATTACGACTTCCGTGTCGAGAGCGATGGCAACTCTAATATGTTTACAGTCAACGCTGGTAACAACAGAGTTGGTGTAGGTACATTAAACGGGTTGCACACTCTAAGCGTATTTGAGACAGGGACTGCGTTGGGAGGGCAAGGACACTTTTCCATTGGCACAGGGGCGTTAGCCTATCAAACAACTGTGTTTAGGCTTGATGCTAACAACAACTTTGCCATTGACCAAAATTATGCAAGCGTAGACCGCAACAGGCTGTTTATTGAGCGTTCAACGGGGTACATTGGAGTAGGGACAGAAAGCCCCGACTCAATGATTACCGTTAAAAATACTGGCACAAACATGCGGGCATTGAGGGTTTACTCGTCAGGCAGTGCGGCAGTAATAGACTTGGGTGTAGGTACGGGGCAAACTAACGGGAATGACGCATATCTTGCCCTTAGAAACCAAAATGCCGCAGATGTCATAACGCTTTCAACAAATGGGGTTACTGTTTTTAATGAAAATGGTGACGCCACCAACGATTTCCGCGTCGAGAGTGACACCCGCTCTGCGATGTTGTTTGTAGACGCGTCTACTGACCGTGTGGGTATCAACACTGATGCACCGCAACAGACACTTGAAGTTCGCGGTAAGGTGCTGATCGAGGCAAACAATAGTGGCGCGACTTCAATCCCCGGCAACCAGTTGATTCTTTCTGACTCAGACACAAGCATTGATGCCAACCAGTTGATGGGTCAGATTGCCTTTAACACCGCTGATCTTACTAACCCGGGGACTGCGGCTAAGATTCAAACCCGTGCTACAAACAGTCTCGGTAGCGGCGAACTACAGATTTGGTCAGGTACCCCCGGCGGGATAAATAAAAACGTCCATTTCCGTGGCGACCAAGTGGTCTTTAACGAAGATAGCGAAGACATGGACTTCCGTGTCGAGAGCAACAGCAACAGTAATATATTCTTTATTGACGCAGAGTTCGACAGCGGTCAGGGCGCTATCGGTATTGGTACAGGCTCACCTCAACGGGCAAGTGGCTTCGGTGGCTCCCAGTCCGTGTTACAAATTACGGGGTGTAGCGTTCCAGAACTGCGATTGACATCATCCACAAGCGGTCAAGCTGATTTATCTATTTACGCTGGTAACTCTGGTGCTACCGCAAAGATAACTAACCTAAATGGTGCTATTGAACTATCCCGAGGGGGATCTAACCAACTTACTGTAAGTAACGGTGTTGTTATCAACGAAGATGGTAACGATTATGATTTCCGTGTTGAGAGCGACACCCAAGCTAATATGCTGTTTGTGGATGCTTCGGAGAACACCGTAATAGTCAACGGCAACACTGCGGTAGGTGACGGAACAAGTAACTCTTCGTTTGTATCAAGGGGGGTTGTAAGTACCGGTTCTATAGAAAGTCCGTTCTTCGTCGGATACTCCTCAACGGGTATCGGTGACGGCTTCATAATGACAAGCACGGACCAAACGTCCTACTTAACCGCTGCCTCTTTTAACGATTATGTTAGTGATTACGAAACAACCTTTGTTATTCGTGTTCATCCAAACAGCACCCCGGGCAACTATGTGGAGTCGATGCGGTTTGGTAATACAAGCGTTGTCGTAAACGAGCAGAGCCGTGACTGTGACTTCCGTGTTGAGAGTGATTCTGTGTCGGATATGTTTGTGGTTGATGCAGGCGCAAACTGCGTGAATATCGGTGCCGTAGGATCAACAACGACAAACTATTCCTTATTCGTGAGGGGTAACAATGCAGAAAGCGGAACTAATACCTATTACGTTCAAAAAATTGGTGCCTCAAATTATTCTGATGCCGGTCAATATACGGCCTTGATCGGATTGGGTGTTGAACCAAACGCAGCGTGGTCAAAAGGTGCCATCGGGTGGAGGAGAAGTGCGTCGTATGACCGAGGGGATATGGTGTTCCTTGTTAATAATGCGACAAATACTTCGACCGCTTCAAATTCAGATGAAAGAATGCGGATAAATTCCGCAGGTGTAGTTATTACTGGAAACTTAGCGAAAAGTTCTGGTTCTTTTAGAATAGATCATCCGCTCCCTGAAAAATCAGCTACACATAATCTCGTTCACTCGTTCGTTGAGGCACCACAGGCAGACAACATTTACCGAGGTAAGATTGACCTTGTAGCAGGTCAGGCAACAGCAAATATCGACACAGTTGCGGGAATGACAGATGGCACGTTTGCGGCACTAAACCGTGAAATCCAATGCTTTACCTCCAACGAAACTGGTTGGACTGCAGTTCGTGGATCGGTTAGTGGGAACATTTTGACCATTGAAGCGCAGGACAACACTTGCACAGACACCGTGTCATGGTTGGTGGTAGGTGAACGCCAAGACCAACATATGTATGATACAGAATGGACTGATGAAAACGGCAAGGTAATCGTCGAACCCTTAAAACCCGTCGAATAACAACCCAACGCCATAAAGGAGAAACAAACAATGGCTATTACAAACACATGGTCGATTAACGACATGCAACGAACTGACTCAGATGGGAATGTATTTCTTGTCTATTGGTCAATGGTAGCACAAAGCGATGGTGATCCATCCTACAGTGCAACAGAAGGCGGTAAACTCCGTATGGACGCCGATCCTTCTGATCCAGACTTCATCCCGTATGCAGACCTTACCGAAGACATTGTTCTTGGATGGGTGTACGACAGCTTGATCGAAGGCGACGA